GGATTACATAGTTCCCTAAGTTCTTTAGAAATTTTACTATTCATATCTTCGCTATGTATGTTTCAGTATCTTTAACAAAACCCATTTTTTCATAAAATTTAGCTACTTTACTAGAGTTAGGATGCTTCATAACTCTATTCATCATAATATATTTGAATTCTTGTTCCTTCGCTAATTTTAACGCTCTCGCTAAAAGCTTATATCCCATCTTAGGGTTTTTGGACAACCATATATACTCTGAGAATATCTCTTCTCCAAATTTTTCGCTTCTGTTTTTGACGAATGCAATAATACTGTCATATTTATTGTAATCATTTAAATTAGCCCAAACATAGAAATTCCAAACCAAGGTAGAGTCTTCTCCAAAAGCATTAAATATATATTCTTTGTTATGTCTTAAGAAATGATGAGCTTCATGTTCATCTTCGTAAGCAAACAAGTCAAATATATCATCTAATACTTTACTAAACTCGTTTTTATTTGTAATTCTTTTTATCACTTGTTTAGAGCGACAATCAGTTTTCTAGCCTCTTTAGCTGGAATATCTTTAAATGAGGACCATTCCTTTGCATCTTCATTCCTGTATTTATCACTCTTCCATAGCTCTCTGAGTAATTCTTTACAACCATCAAATGAATCTACACTGTGATTATCTCTTAAAGTTTTTTCTAATAAATCTACAGGTGTAGTGATCGAAAAATCAGAGTCAGACTCATAGTTTTGAGCAGGGGCACCCTTAGATTTATCTATCTCATCTGCACCTACAATATGAATGTTAAGGTAGTTACGAACACAACGCACAAAAGCACGGTTACACGCAATCGTTTCTAAGAACTTAGCGCAGAAGTTGTCTGTATTAGCAAGAGTGGCATTCGCGTAGTCTTCATAAACAACCTCATCTTGTGTTTCATAGTTTTTATTCCAGTTTATCATGCATTTAGCAGTAACATAACCATCTGAAGAGTGAACTACATCGAAAGCAACCGTAGAATACCCTCGCATTTTAGCTAGCTCTTTGATGCCTCCAAGCATGATGAGAAGCTGCTTATCTTCCAAGCCTTCAGGGGATGTCGGAACAGGTTGATTACGAGAATCGAACCAACCCTTGTTAGGATAGAGAAACTCCTCTTTGATCATGGCTCTCCAGTTTACAGAGCCATCTTCATTGAAAACGTAGTCTACATTCTCAAGCAACCCATGCTCGTTACGCTTGTAAATATCTGGTCCGTAAAGCTTCTTAGCGGCTTTCTTCTTAGCTGTTTTTGTCTGTGTCATAAATATAAAAGTGCTCTATGTCTCTCCAATATTCAGGAGTGTCTATCACTATATTAGATGAGTCAAGCCCTTTTTTAAAATGAGCATAACTTAAATACTGTTTATTATCACATATAATTTTTTTGTTTGTTAGAAACTTGGCGTTTTTTGTAACCACTTTCTTTTTTTCTTCATCAGGGTAAGCATAGTTAACAGCGATATCAAAATATTTGTTACGTAAAATAGGCACATCATTTTTTTCCTTACATAAAATACAAAAATTTATATTCATGCTTTTTACCAAACGAAAATAATTTTCTGGTATGTTCGTATCGTCTTTGTTTAAAAATACAAAAAAATTATTTATATTTTGCCCCACTTCTTTTAAAGCTTTTGCCTGAATTAATTTATCAGAAAAAATTGTAGTTTTAAAATTTTTTGCGTAATGCAAAAATGATTTTTCTTCCACACCATAATCAGTGCGTATGAGTATTGTGTGATCTACAGGTATTGAAATTTGCATAATACTAGTCGGAACTATTTCGACTACCTTTGTGTTAAAAGCTTTCCCTGAATGTAGAGTTTTAAAGTTAATTTTTTGTTTTGATTTTAATAAATCTAAAATGCTTTGAGCTATAGTTTCAGCTTTTATATTACTAATTTGATTTTTAGGGTCAACTTGATTATAACATGGTTTTTTGTCCCATTTTGGCTCTAGATTAATACACTTTGATGCACTGCTAGCAAAAATAGGTTTATTAATATTAGCTAATGTATTGCCAAATAAAGTAACCACGGGTGTATTCTTAAGACTAGCTAAATGATTGGTTTCACCATCTGGCCCTAAATGTAACAGAGAGTTAGATATTATAAAACCTTTCTGTTTAAATTTAACATTCAACCCAAAATCTACCCCATTTATTCTGGTCTCCCCTCCTAATTGTATTATCTGTATTCCTTCTTTATTTAGATATGGTTTTATTAATTCTATTACAACAGAGTAATAAGGATAGTTTTTTGAAGGAATATTAGTATCTGCTGATATTGTAATATATTTATCGGCTAATACTGGAAAGAAATGATCTTTCACCACAGGCTTGGATGTTTTTACACCTAAACTTTTTGCGTATTCTTTTATTAAATGTGGCATTATAGTGAAAATTGTAATTTGTCAGACCCATTATGAATATAACTCGTATTTTTTTGAGTTGTTACGTGCGGATAAAAAACCATGTTGAATAATCCCTCATGCTCTCCAATCCCTTCCATAATTAAAGAATTTTCAATAACTGGATTATAATGCATTAGTTTATAAACATTAGGGTTGTCATCAATAAATTGAAAAAACTCGGGTTTAGTAAATATGTAAATATTATATTTTTTATATTGCTTTTTTAAATTAGATAAAAGAGCATTTATCATCAATACATCCACACCAGATTCTGGTATGACCACTGCAATCCTTGAGCCTTTATCTTCTTCGCCTAGAAGTTCGCCTAAATCTAAAGTATTATTTTTATTAAGTTGTTGTTGAGCTATATTTTTAAAATGATTGACAACTTCTTGCGGGGACACGCCATTATTTAAATTTTTAACCCACTGTTTTACCCCACTAGAGTTTCTATCTACCTTGTCTTGTAAAATGTTTTTGTAAATATCTATAACGAATTCTTCGTTATCACTATATGAATCATTTGGGTTGTAGGATGGATCGAAAGGTATTTTATTATCTGCTTCAAAATCGTAATCAATTTCTGGCATATTATCTATTATGCTCTCTAATTTTTTACCTATGACCTCTATTGAAAAATTGTCAATAACCCATTGACGAGAGAGTTTTTCTGTTTTTCTTTTTGTTGCATCATCCATACTATAGACACTATTTAATTTTGTAGCTATATCTACTGGACATGTCGATGCTTTTACGAATTGAGTTCCAGGTTCTCTATATTCACTCCAGTTAAGTGGTATCCCCCCTGACTCTGGAGTGCAGCTATCTTCACCACAAGAATAATTTGTAACTAAAGTTATAAGTTCTGTTAACTTTGCCTCTTGAATAGGTATTTCTTGCCCCCCACTCGTAAAGGGGTGGCAGTAAACGTCCATCAAATTGTAAATCTCATTTAATTGTTGATCAGAAACTCCTCTACCAGTATTTGTTGTATTCATTGTTTTTTTAGCGCCACATCTAGGACAATCTTGCTCCTGTCCTAAAAAGGGTATGATTTGATACGCCATACAACTACCACAAACATAAGTAGTAAGCACACTATTCTTATCTATATTTTTCTCTTCTAATAATCTAGGTATATCCCAACCTTCACCCCAATGAGTGTGTAGTAACAATTTACAATTTGGATTTTCTTTTTTAAATATCTTAAATCCATCTAACAGGTTAGGCACACTTTTTCTCAGTTGATTCCTAAAAACAAACCCAATAATAAATTCATCTTTTAAACCAAAACTACTTCTTAAATTTTTACGTTTGTTATCATCAAGTCTACTAAATATGGAAGTATCTAAAGAACCTCTTAGAGTTTTTACATGATCATAACCTAGTTCCCTCATTGCTTTCTCTGCAAAAGAAGCCCAGACGTAGTAATGTTTTATTTTAGGAGCGAAATCAATAGCTTGCGGCAATATAGGTAAGCTATCCAGTGTGGTCCAGACCATAGTGTTTATTTTATCCCACCAAGGTTTCAAATGATAATCACCGAAACCCCAAATATCCTCTATACCAATATATACATCGGGTTTAAACTTTTTTATAGCTTTATCAATTAAAATACCACCATAACTAGCTGCTCTTTGTTGATCAGGCGTCATAGAATTCAGTTGTTCTTGTGGCGGCATACTACCTTTACATGGCCAAGGCACTGATTCTGTTTGTGGATCTTCCCACTGTAAACCATTAGCAAATTCTACTAAATTATATTTGCCAGTATCAAAAAGATACCGCATAATATTCTTTTTATTTTTACCGAAACCAGTAAAAGCTCTAACAAAATTAGAGTGAATCAAAACTGTTTTCTTACTCATGAGTAGAGTTTCTTTGTTTTTGATTATTTTCAAGTCTGTGCATGTATAGTTCTTGTAGTGAGAACTTTAAAAACTCTAAAAGGCCATAAGCCTCTGACATCTCAACTCCTATACCAAATTTATTAGCGGAATTACGTGTTACACCAAAAGAAAAAGCCGCAGTGCCATCTTTTTTTGTATATGGTTTGAATGAGATGGATGTTTTATTATCTTCGTATGAGTGAAATGCCGAAAACTCTTTATACTTTTCTATAGCGTGTATAAAACCACCTATTTCAATTTCATTTAATTTTATAGAAATTGATTTATCTGGATTCTTAGCATTAGCTGAAAATGAACCAGTTCTTTTAGACGCATCCCAAGAATGTTGCTTTATAGCTCTAACATAAACACAAGGCTCTTGATTTTTTTTATTAGCGCCAATATCGAAACTAAAAGCGCAGCCTGTATTTTTTGAATTAGGCTTATAATACTGAACAATCATGTAGAATACTAAGGAATGAACCCTTGTTTTCTACATAAAAACTAACCTTTGGCTCGTTTTATTTGATCTGCTGTAGGCGCACCTTTATCGCCTTTTTTCCGCATTTTTTCGCCAGATCCACGCTTAATACGCTCTTTTTTCTTCCTGATGTTTTCCCAAAGGCTGCTATCAGACTCTTCGCCTCTAGCGATATCAGAATCAGCTTTTTTATAAGATTCTTTAACCTTGCCACCTTTCATCATTTTAAGAAAAGTGTTTACTCTAGCCATAGCCCAACCGTGTCTAGACATATTTGGACGGTGTGATGTGCTAAAAGCGCCAGCGCCACGCCTATACACTCTCTTTAATTGCCCTAGTGTGACTTTGCGAGAATATTTAGAGTTATGGTTCTTAACCTTCTCTTTTAGAGTGTTAGTGGTTTTTTCACTGAAAGTAATCTTACCCCCACCTTTTTTAGCGCTACCTTTAGGATTTCTTTTAGACCCTCTTTTACGCTCACTAGGCTCTGCTGGAGTCTGAGCACCACTCTTTCTCCCAGGACGCTTTGCTGCCTCTGAAATTTCTTCAGTAACATCAGCTAATGCAGGATTCAAAGCCAGCAGCTCGTCATGATCATAAACAGACTCACCATCCCACTCATCGTTTACAGAAGCCTTGGTAATGTTAGTAACACTTCTCTTTGTCCACATGCGACAAGACCAATATTTCGGTGTAGTTTTGTCCTTTGCTTGATCACAATTGTGACGATCCCTAAATGCTTTCCTACGCTTAGGATCATCTCTTTTTATCTCCATGTTAGGATCACCAAAATTGACCTTAACAACATTACCTTTTTGATTTTTGACGTATACAGAGAATTTCTTAGGGCCTTTAGGTGTCCTAAAAGGTTTGTTCAAAGTTTTGTTCTCTTTATTTGCTTGAGAAAACATGCAGAAAGCATCGTTATCTTCTCCAACAACAACAGATGCCTCACTGACACCTTTGTCAAATTGAGACATGCATACTGCGACTCTTTGTTTTCCTTCTTTAAACTCGCCTTTCTTTGAAAGGTCAAGCATACATCTGGACATGAAGTCCGACTTCTTTTCTTTATCTCTAGGTGATGGAAGAGGCATTACTTAAGCTTTTACACCAAAAATAGGCTCACAGATTGTTTTCATGATGAATTCTCTGTTTTTTTTGAAAATATCTATAGAATTGAACCTTTTGTAACAGTGCGAAAAAATATCAGCTATATAAAATATCCTCTCATATCTAAATGAATCATATAAATAAATCTCTTTTATGTATGAAATTATTAATTCTGCTAATTTTTTACGTATCTGGACCTCATATATTGAGTTATAAATCTGCTCATCAAAAACAACTCCTGTATCTTCACAAAACGCTAAACAAACCCTTTTGTCATCATCTTTAGCAACACCTAGTTCAAATAATAAATCAATATAATCAACAAAAGGATGACCCATGCTAACATTATGAAGGAAATCAAAATAAAAACCTTGAGATCCATAGAATATCGAATCTAGAGAGATTCCCATATGACACTTATATTTCAAATCTTCATAAACATGACACAACCGATCTTTAATTTGTTTTTTTAACTCAAGCAAAAAATTTAAGCACAGGTTGTAATCAGTATATAGCTTAAACGAATTTATAGCATCTTTGCTTAAAAATGAATCAGGGTTCATAGTGTCACAAAAATCTAAAATTGAACCCTTGTATGTTTTTGGGACTCTTTTTGACGTAAAAAATGTATTCTTATAAGATTCTTTAAAAGAATTTAAGCTGTTTAATACAATAGATCTACCGTGATTTCTAATACTTTCAGCCTCTGGCACTTTACTTAGTAGACAACAAACATCATCTCCCACTTTTATTTTTCCATAATTTACAATCTCAGGTATATAAGGAGATTTATGAGATCTTAAAAAAGAAGATTCTTTTTTTAATACTTTATCTGACTCATCTAAAGAAATTTTCAGTGTGAATTTTTCATTTTGTTTGTTATATACAGAGAATAAATCATAATCATCTAAAACACCAAGTATATTGATACTTTCAATTTCCAAATCGGGATTGAATTTTTGTAAAACGGTAGATGCAAATTTTTTCTCATCTTCATTATCGCCAATCTCTCTAAAAGAGTAAGCTTTGCCCTTAAATAAAGAAGATATGTCCACACCTATAATAAAAAAGAACCTCTCTTTTTCAAGAGAGGCCCTTGATGGGTTATATTAGCATTGTATTAGGAAACTTTGCCAAAGTTTTTAGACGCAATACGAACACCAGCGATACTGGTTTTAGCGAGCTTGCGACTCACCCCCGCATTACGATCATAAACATTAACATAGTTATCAGTCTCTCCCATAAGCTGGGCGTTCATAGCTGTGCCCTGCGTAGTGTAAAGACCGAAAAACCTACCTTTAGTATTACGGATCGCTTTCATGACCCTAGTATTGACTTTCTTCATAGGCGCTATTCTAAGTAAAAGATAGCGTTTTGTCAACAACTTTTAGATAAATTTTATCTATTTTGCAATTTTTCACCAAAAACTTAGAAAGAGGCACTTGTATGACGCTTTTTACCAGGTTTTTAATCTGTCTTGCGTGACTATTTTTTTCTTTTACTTGAGCAAAAATATGTTTTCTAATGGAAGAATCGTAACTTATTTCTAGACCTTTTTCTTCTAGCCTATTCTTAATTATTTTAAGCTCTTGATTTATAATTTTTTGCAAATGAACATCACTCAAACTATTAAAAAATATAACTTCGTCTATCCTAGCTAGTAATTCAGGTCTTAAATGACTTTTAAGAGCTTTTTTGTATAGGTTAGCATCACTTTGTTCATCTGGCACAAATCCCATACTACGTTTGGACTTTTCACTGTGACCAATATTAGATGTCATAACTATAACTGTATTACTGAAATCAATTTCACGGTTAAGATTATCAGTAGCGTTACCCTCATCTAAAATATGCAACAGTAGGTCTAAAATCTTAGGGTCGCACTTCTCTACCTCATCAAACAAGACCACACAATTAGGGTTATTTCTTACAAATTCTGTTAACAATCCACCCTCCTCAAAACCTACATAGCCAGCGTTGGCACCTATGAGCTTAGAAATAGCAGTTTTATCCTGATATTCGCTCATATTTAGTTGTATGTAAGATTTTTCATTACCAAAAAAGTATTTAGATATTTTCTTGGCTGTAAATGTCTTACCCACGCTAGTGCCACCTATGAACAGAAAGTTCGACAAGGGCTTTTGTGGGTCATTTAAACCACTTTTAGCGCAAGATAATGCATTATTTATAATGTTAATTGTCTCCTCTTGACCAAAGATTTCACTATTCATCTGTTTCTCAAAATTCTTGAAAGATGAATTGTTTTTAGTTATACTTTTGGCTGATAAACCTGTCTTTTCACTAAAAATAGATATTATATCTTTTTGTCTTACTTTATGCTTCCGACCTTTTGGTTTAGAGCTACCAGCTAATTCTTTTAAATAATCTTTTATAACTTCTGTAAACTCCTCTTCATTTAGTTTTTCATCCCCACTATTCTTTACAAGATAATCACAAAGTTTCTCTTTAGCACTAGTCATTTCTTTTGACTCAGTAAAGTATTTTATCTTTGTTCTAGCTCCAATTTGATCTACTAAATCAAAAGCTTTATCTGGAAATCTTTTGTTACTTAATAAGCTATCACACAAGTCTAAAATAGTGTCTATATCTTGTTCTTTATAAGATACATGATGAAATTTTTCGTAAAAAGGAAGAGCTTGCATCAATATCTCTTTAGTAGCTGATTTAGAAGGTTCTTCTATGATAATTTTATCGAATCTTCTTTTCATAGCCGTGTCTTTCTCAAAGAATTTTTTGTATTCTTGAGATGTCGTAGCCCCTATGCATTTTATGTCTCCCCTAGCTAAAGCAGGTTTTAACATATTAGACGCATCAACAGCACCCTCTGAATTACCAGCGCCAATAATAGTGTGGATTTCATCAAAAAACAACACAATATGCTCATCTTTAGCTGCTTCAGCGATGAGCGCCTTGAATCTTTCCTCAAATTCACCTCTGTATTTAGTGCCAGCTATCATAGCGCTAATATCTACATTATAAATTGTCACCATTCCCAAGTGAGGAGGAACTTGTTGTGTTACAATTTTTTGGGCTAAACCCTCCACAATAGCTGTTTTGCCCACCCCAGCCTCACCAACTAAAATAGCATTACTTTTGTTCTTCTTAGATAAAATCTCTATAAGTTCTTTTGTTTCACTATCTCTACCTGTGATCTTAGCGGGTTCATCTGTTATGAACTTTTCATTAAGGTTTATACAATATTGTTGTAAATTACTTTTAGAAGATTTTTTTTCTGGTTCCTCTGAAAAGCTTACGAACTTGGGGACTCTTTTACTTTCTATCTGTAAAATATTTTTAACTTGATCTGTGGGCGGTATACTTGTTTCTAATATATGCGTTTCTATAACATCTTTGACATGAGCTGGCTCAACTCCTTTACCCCTTAAATACTCTACGAATTCACCACCAGCATCTAATACCGTGTATAGTAAATGTTCGACGTTGATGAAAAAACTATCGAACATATCTGAAAATTCTTTCGCAAAAAGAATGATTTCATTTATATCTTGATGCCAACCTCCTTGCCCCTTTGTTTGTTTAAATTTTTCAGAATTTTTAGATGCATACTCTTTGAATATATTAGCATACATTTCTGTATTTAAAGAAACTCCATAACCTTTTAACTTTATCTTTAAACTATCAGACAAATTAGCCAAACAGCCATATATTAGGTGAGGAGCGTCTACAACGGAGTGGCCATTAGCCTCTGCAAATTTTTTAGCATCCTTTAAACCTTGTTTAGCTTTGGGGGTTAGGTTGAAATCGGTTAGACCCATCATAATTCTTTACACTATTTAACTTCAGATAACTTCATGTAGATTTTATCCTTTAGGGGAAATATTTTGTCAACAAATACAACATCGTCACCTTTAGATCCATATATAATGATAATATCGTTTTTAACTGGTAATTTTTTACCACTATCTAGATAATCAGTCAACCTAGATTCTTGATCACTATCTAAAAATAGACCATTTACTGATCCAACCTCATCTTGAATAGCTAATCTAGCATATTTATTGCCATTTCTGCTAGTTCTCCTCATTATATCAGTTAGAACACCTACAAATTTTATGTTAGATCTTTCTGGTAAATCTCTAATGACCTCTGATGAGTGGAACTCATCCTCGTAACTAAACACCTGCCTAATATTATGTGAATAACTATAACCAAGCAACTTCTCTTCGAAAAACCAATTAGCATATTTAAGATGTTGTCGATTCATCTCAAATATCTCTTTGTATGGTGAGAATTTCTTACGGAAAGTCTCAAACCTTCGGTCAGCAAACATTTTCCGATTGTCATCGCCCACCATATCTTTTTTACGAGTATCGTGTATGGCTGTGATTATATCATAATTATATTCTTCTCCTAGAGATATTAAATTTCTTTTCTCCCTGTCTGTAAGAATATTAAATGTCTGAGCTTCTAAGACTAGCCTACATCTATTGCTAGAAACAAATGAATCAAGTAAACCAGCTTGTATTAGTGCGGACAAAGTTCCTATATTCAAACCCGCTTGTTTCGCAGAAATAAATACTTCATACTTGTTATCAAAACTTTCCTCCCTGAACTCTAGAAGAGATTCTAAAACCTTAGTAGAGACACCTTTGATTGAGTTCAAGCCGTATCTTATGTTCTTTCCCTCTATCTTGAAATCAATATCAGACTTGTTTAAATCTGGTGGTAAAAGCTTTATATCGAAGTTGCCAAGCTCCTGAGTAATTTTAGCTATCTCCTCATGAGAGTTGGGTTCATATTTAGTGTATTTTAAAAGACTTAAAAAGAATTCTTGAGGATAATTAAACTTTAAGTAAACAGTGCAAGCAGCAAGGTAGGCATAACTGATTGAGTGAGACTTGTTAAAAGAATAGTTGGCAGAATCCTCTGCGACCCTCCAAAGAACATCTCCGATAGCTGGATCTAATTCATTTTCTTCTATTTTCTGCTCGATCTTAGCTTTCCAAGCTGGCATCTGATCGACCTTTTTCTTACCTACTATACGGCGCAACTGCTCTGACTCATCTAGACTAAAGCCAACCTTTACGGCCATTTTCATAAGCTGTTCTTGGTAAAGAGGAATACCACCCGTATAACTAAGGATGTCATCAAAGAACTCATGCACGGACTGAAACTCTCCAGTTCTGACATAATCAGCATAACTATCTTTGAAGTCTAAAGCTCCAGGTCTTGCTATAGCTACAACTGCTGATAACTGCTCTAAGTTTTGAGGCGCAATCTGTTGACAGACTTTGAAATTGGTCTCTGCCTCTATCTGAAACAGACCTTGAGGGGATCTTAAGCAAGCGAGAGCGGCGTATATGGAATCGTCATTGGGGTCTATGTCTTCTGCTTTAATGTCGAGCTGCTTACAAACGTCATGAACGACTGATAATGTCCGCAAACCTAGAATATCAAACTTAACACTAAGGCTGGCGACATCATTCATATCGTAACCTGAAACAAGCGCTCCATCGTTTGTTGTTTGTAGCGGCATGATATTTTCTAAGTCATAGTATGAAATACAAATGCCAGATGGGTGGACCCCAGTATTCTTGTTTAAGCCTTGTAATTTTTTAGCTATCTTGAAAGCTTTAGAATGTTTATCTGCATAAGATCGAAAACTTTCACTCTCTTCATAAGCGTCATCTAACTTAGCAACAATACCAAAGTGTTTTGGTATAGTATCGCTGATTTGATTGACTTCCTGTTCATTTAACTCCTCCACTATTTTGCCGCACTCTTTCATGCAGAGCTTACTACTTAATGTGTTTAAGGTTAAAATCTTAGATGTCCTGCCCTCAAATTTTTTCTCAATGTATTTAATAACTTCTAACCGACGATCATAAGAGATATCGTTATCAACATCAGCTAGTAGGCTACCATCGAGGTAAACCTCACCTTCATGCTCTATCTTTCTCGCTCTGCTCTTAGAAACAAATCTCTCAAAGAAAAGATCGTATTTAATCGGGTCAATGTTAGTAACGCCAATGACATAAAGGACTAAAGATCCTGCCGCACTACCCCTACCTGCGCCTGTGGGAATATCATTCTCTTTACAATAATTAAGAATATCCCAATTCAAAAGTATGTAATCTACAAAGCCTAACTCATCAAAAATCGTTAGCTCTTCTTTTAATCTTTCGTAATAAACTGTGGCGTTATCTAGTTTGTCTATACCTTTTTCTTTGACCTTGCTAAAGCATAGCTTTCTAAGGAATTGAAATGTATTTCCCAGGTCATCACAAGATACCTGATCGTAATATTTTTTTTCTATTTCAATCTCTGGCAGCTTTACACCAACTGGAAAGGGAGTTTTGTATCCTGTGTATTTAGTTGCACTCATATATCTAATTCAAAAAGTTGTTTGCGAAAAATCTTAAAATTCATCTCTATGTCATACAATGCATCATGCAGTCTCTTAGGATCATGAGGAATGTTATACTTTTTTAGCAAGAAACCTTGAGATGTTTTCAAGCCCCTCTCTTTGTAGTTCACTAATCTATATTGCCAACTAATAAAGTCTTCATTATCTACAGGTATTTGTTTGGCTATAGCAGTAGCTAAAGCCCTAGTATCTATAATTCTTTCTATGTAATCATAATCAACCTCTTGACGCATAAGGTGTCTCCAAACATTAAGCATATAAACATCAAAACCTAAAACATTTTGACCTACTAACAGAGTATTTGGATCATAAAAGTCTTTAGCAAAAAGATCCCAAACTTCTTCTGGCGGCTTACATTTTTTTCTATAGCTGGCTTGACTAAAGCCTGTGACTCTAGCTGCATCTGGAGAGACATTTAGATCAGGCCAATCTATATAAAGATCATGCTTAGATATAATCCTATCGCCCTCCGCTACAAGCCAAGCTATCTGCCAAGGCTTTGAGCTAACTAGATTAAGACCTTCAGTCTCAGTATCAAATACTAGATACTTTTGTTTTTTGTTAAACCTAAGAAGCGCCTCGTTCATTTTTACTCTCTAGATATGATTCAAAACAAAACTCTTTGCTACCGAAATGATTTAACCTTGGACTACTTAATGTAGCAGCTTTCCCAAAGTTTCTGTTGCAAAGAATCTTATATGTTTGCAATGCTTCTGCATCTTCTTTGTTTTTGTAAAAAATACTTTTAACAAGCCTAACTGGTCTTTGTAAACTTTTAGAAAATTTTATTACTTTGCTTTCTAATAAAGTATCAAAAGGTAAATTATTTCTTTCGACCCAAAATGTGGGGGATATATTGGTAAAGTCAGGAATACATTTCTTAAGATAAAGATTATTATTAAAAATAAAAGAATCGTAGAAAGGTATCACAAGCTCAACATCGTCAGTCCATATGCTATTTAAGAATGCGAAGTCTACCTTGCCATTTCCCGTATGAGCGTAAGAATAAATTTTGTAAAGTAAGCGACAACCCTCATCATTTTTAGCGAATATCACTATTTTATGATCTGAGTTGTCATCTTCATTGATGTCATTGCAACAAGTAACTCTAAGACCAAAAACAAGAGCGATACCCTCTTCTTGGCAGCGATTATGAGCCGTGACAAAACCCGTCATAGAGTCCTCAACTAAAACAAGTGAGCCGATTGAGTTCTCTTTACAAATCTCAATGATACTATCAGCTCCACCCTCTTTTGATTCCTTATCTAAGGTCAAAATACTTTTACCTATAGAGAAGGTTGACTTAAATACTGGAGTCATCCTCTACATTTTACAGTCACTAAGCACCAAGTCAAGAACAATGTGCGGGACAACCTTTGTAGTATCGCATTTCGTATGTGCAACCCTCTGGCACTAAATCTTCCGAGAAGTCTTCCTCGAAATAAGATTTAATAAAATTACCCTCCTGATTGTGTATTTCATAGTAAAAGAAATCAAACTTCATTGAACAGTGCCACTTAGGATTACCATCTTTTTTGAGTTCTCCTTTTTGGGTAGCAAATCCACATAATAATTTACCGCTAAAAGAATTGTCGGTTGGAAATCCCTGATGAGCTGCATAGTTTTTTCTAGCGTCTTTCTCTGTAAAATTATCTAAATATTTTTGTATTTCGGAAAGCTGCATTTCAAAGCCAATAAGTTCATCATCATCCAATGGCTCCATACGCATCACACCTGATTTGTTAGCATCAGGGTCTAGATCAAATTTTAGAAATAAGAATTCACTGACTCTTTTTGAGTATTCTGGAAATAAATTTTTTACAGCTAAACTATACATTAAGTCCTGTAAATTATCAGTGCGATCTTTGCCTTTAAAAACTTCTTTACTTGTTTTGAAGTCTCTTATTATAGCAAACTTTTTCTTTTTGTATAAGAATAGTTTATCTATAAAACCTCTAATTTTATATTTTATATCGCCATCGCTTTTGATAATATGAAAATCTTTTTCAGAGTATTCCTCTGTAGGTTTGCCCATGTCTGCTCCAAAAAAATCATATGAAAGACCATTAAAGATCATATCTTTCATCATCTCTACATTCTCCTCATCATCCACACCCTCCCTAACAGCATGAGACATTATCAACCTTTTTATAGATGGTATACAAAATACATCTTGTGTTTTAAGTATCTTGTTAAAATATTTTTTACGGCCTTTAACTCCCAACACCTCAAACACTAAATGACAAATGGAGCCGCGCTTGGCTCCTTCATTACTCTTGTCTGGTAGCTTAAGTTTGTATTTGCACCAGTATAACCACGAACACGATTGAGCCGTCTTTATTCTGCTTGCAGATAAAGGTGTGTTCGGTTCAGGCATCACTAATAAATAGGGCTGTTTTTATATCTTTTTTAGTGAAGCTAGAAGGGTTGTTTTTGACAAACTCTAAAATATATTTTATCTGAGCGTCCTTGTCTATGTCTTTATCAAGCCAAGAATTTAGATTATAATTATCTAAATGTGCATCACCAAAATCATTATAGCCTTTAGGTGGGAATTTTACAGTTAGCATATCTAAATCAAAATACTTAGACAACTTTAAAAAACTTTTTAATGCAGCTATGAATCCTCGGTTCTGTTCACTAGCTTTGTCATTATTAGTCGAAATATAAATATGACGTATAGACTTACTATTAAGATAGTTAACGATGTTATTGTTAACAGATAAACCAAAGATAACCAGCACGTTCTTAATACCTTGATCATAAAGCGCCATTGCATCTCCAATGCTTTCTACTAAGACAACTTCTTGTTTTTTTGTTATCTCTTGATCTACAAATGTTTTTTCGTTGAAGGCTGGGTATACCCAATTGTTTCTTTTGCCTATGTGTTTCCATTTTGGATAATCGTTATCATCATCTACTTTCCTGCCAGAGAAACCAACAATTTGTTGGTGCTCATTGTATACGGGGAAAACCATCCTCCTATACATCTTGCCGACACCAGCAAGACCAGCTTGAAATAACTCTTGGGTATGGTCAGAGATGTTCCTTTGTTTATAAAAATTATAGTTTGGGAAAAGCCTATCAAGCGTAGAATCTGGGTATATCTTTTCCATCTCTATCTTTTGTTTAGGTTCATAGGTAGTTTCTGTGACTACAGCGCTATTGCCAATAATTTTAGCGACTTCTCTATCATCTTTTAGAGTAAGACGTATTAATGCTTCAAAAGGCATACAGCCTTTGTTTTGCACAAAATCCATCCAAACTCCTGTATTCTTATATATCTTTACAGCAGTTTTATTGTTTCCGTCACGATAAATAGCCTGAGTTCTCCAGTGATCCCCACAGTCAATTAGAGAGTATCCAATAGACTCTAGTATTCCTTGGAAATCTTCAGAACTGATCGAAGTCTGGGATTGTTTCTTGGAATCCATCACTATCTAACTCTTCGTCTCCATCTTGAACTCTAGCAATATCTCTCAGATCTCCACGCTCAGTAATATTAAAATTCATAAATTCTAGGTTTATAGAATTCTTCCTTAAAGAGTCTCCTATCCTAACTGGCTCTATGGCTCCCGCAATATCACTACCTAAGTGTCTTGCTTTTACATTGATTAGTTTGTGTGTGCCAAATCTACCACCCTCAGTCTCAATCTCATCAGCGGTCTTATTTCTAAGAATAAACATATGAGAACAGAACTGAGTAATCCTATCTGATAAAGAAACAATTGACTCATCATCAACAATGTTTTGTGAGTTCCTGTTGTTCGTAATGCCGTATCTATTTGATTGAACAGAGGTAATCATGGGTATGACTGGATTGCCATCATGTAAGATTTCTTTCTGCACACACTTTTTAAACTTATCAACCATCTCGCCTACCACTTGCCACTCAGACTTGTTAGCTACGTTTTCAGAGGTTGTCTTAATATAATCAAAAGAAAATACCATAGGATTACCACGACCCACCTTAGAATAATAAAATCTTTTAAGTGTGTTGACCATTGTGTCCACATCCATACCGCCCACGTTATAATAAAAGAACTTAAGATTTTTAATCTTTGGCCAAACAGATCTAACCTTACCCACAACCTCTTCCCCTGCTTGTCGCCACTTACCGCTTTCTAAAAGATGCATGGCTACCCCAGATAAAGCCGCACACTGACGCATCACAAGCTCCTCCTTGCTCATCTCGCCATTATCAAAATGGAGAACGGGAACATCATATTGCAAGCTCACTTTAGTAGAATAATCCATACAAAATTGAGTTTTACCCACTCCAGATCTCGCCACTACAACTGTTATGTTTCCAGGTCTTAGGAGGGAGCCGTATATCTGATTGACTTTTGGATGAGGCCCCATCATTCCAAATTCAGTTAGTGGATTATTTCCTCTATCTTCGACTATCGCCTCCATATCTTCATAGATATTCTCAGGCACATCGTTACCTAACTCGTAAAGATTTATCCTAGAGTTGTAAACATTGTCGGCAGCCTCAATTATAGACCTGTAAGATGCTTCTGGGGGCATAGCCTTCATCTTTTTGGCTATATTCTGTGAAGACTCTAATATCTCTCTCCTAATAGAATATTTTTTTAGTTCCTTAGCTGTTTTAATAGCATTACCTTTAGGAACTTTTCTTAGTGCTAATGACTTAATATAGTCAGCAGGGTTGAGATTATCCTCAAACGAAAGACCAACCTCATTTACTCTCTGAGCGATAATAACTTCATCAACCTCATCACCAGAGTCTATAGCTTGTTTGATAATCCTGAAGATTGTCGAATGAAGTGCGCTTTGCTCAGAATAAAAATCAGAGTTACCTATAAAATTAGAAATCTCTGATAAGGAGTCAGGCTCTTTAATAAGGGCCGCTAATAATTGTTTCTCTAATTCAAAATTATAGATCATCCTGTGTCATTTCTGGTGGAGGTGAAGATAAATGATTTTCAAGTGCCTTCATTAAGGCAAATTCTGTCATGCCACAATCAAACTTACAATATATTAAAGGTTTACCGTTTTCAGAGGATACAGCCATAATAACACCTTTATATTTATCAACACCACCTGATAGATCATATATTTTCTCTACTAATTCCGATGGTATGCAAAATTCATCTTCTTCGTCTAAGTTCATAAGTGGATATCTTGATTTTTAAAAAGTGAGGCTTTTATCTCATCTTGAGGATAGACTTCTGCCAGCTTTATATCGTTTGCCAGACAGAACTCAAGTTTTTTCTGATCTCTTTTTAGTTGATCAGCGTATTTAAATCTATTTTTATGGAAGTGTTTCACAAACTTAGTATGTTGAGCACCTTGAACCTCCACTGCTACTTTTTTGTTAGCGTTGTAAAAATCTAAAGTCAATCTTGTTCCTACCACTCTAAATTCTTCAAAAACAATGTCATGCTCCCAATAAGTTCTTAAAAATTTTTTGACGGAGGTTTGAAATTTGCTACGACTAGGTGTATCCCAGTTTATTAAATATTTTTTTGCGTTGGCAAGAGTTCGATACTTACCATATGCATCATAAAACTTCATCCCGAAATCTGATTTTTAAAGTATTCAAACAAGAAGTTTGAAAGTTTGCTGTCAGATTCGATATGGGCAAATAATTTAGCCTCACCATGTATTTTATCTGGGAAATCTAAATCATTATCTGATAGAAGTTCTTCGAAGTCTTCTGTCCTATAGAGCCAAGCACCCTTTTGTTTTACAAAGTCCCAGCCATATAACATGCTAACTATTTCTTTTTCTTTCCAAATAGAATTACCACCTGTTCTTCCATAACGGATTGGATAAGAAATAGTGCTGTTGGTTTTTTCATTAGGTGATTTTTTAATAGTCACCTTTGCATTATGACCAACTATTGGGTTCTTCTTTTCATCTATTTGTTTTTTAGATGGATCTTGTGTAATCAAGTCTCCTCTAAATCTAGGCTCAAACTCAATAATACTATTTGCGAAATGAAGCAAAGCATTTCCCCCTGTAGCAGTAGTTTGCCTCACAGGGGCTTTTGAGTATGGGTCTATTTTTATATCGGCACGAACTTGGCTAATAAAAATAGCCATGTGACCACGCTTTCCAAGTGCTATGCTAGTTTTCTTACAAAAATCAGAGGCAACAACTGCACCACCTGCAACTTTTGTCGCATCTTCAAAACTTTTTATAGAGTCGTTTCTTGTGATCAAACCATCTACAGAGTCTATAATAAAACAATACTTATATCCTTCTTCATTACTGGTAATGAACTCTTTTACCAGACCCATAGCCGCCTCATAAATATTTGTTTCAAAAACGAAACACGTTCCATCAACCCACTCTTTTTCGTCAAAAGCAAATTCAACACCAGATCTTTCTCTCATTTCTGGTGCCAACCTACCCTCTGCCTTAATATAAAAACCTCGGGACTTAGGTATCGTAGCTAAAAAGTTTTTCATAACTTCAAGAGCCTCAGAAGTTTTACCTCCTTCATTGATCCCTGTGAACCGATGTAGTCCAGGAGAAAAACCTCCTCCCATGCAAGCATCAAACTGCAAAGAGCCACTACTGACTTTGTAATCTACAGTATCTTCAAAATTATAATGATCCTTCTTACTTTCTTTTAGGTAAGAGCCAAGAATCTCTTCAGGTTTACGTGTTTGATCACTCATTTAAAAAATCTTTTATTGTTTTAGTTGTCCTACCAATATCTCTATCTTGCCCTGATTTATCGCCCAAATTGTAGCGTTCGTATTTAGACAAGTCCACCTTAAAATTGAAAGCTCTAAATTTTGTATCCATTGTATCTTTGAGCTTATCGCTTACTAAATAAGCTAAAGAATCAAACTTTTTTTCAAAAGACACAATAGCCATGAAATCTTGTGAATAACGATCACAAAGATCATTAAGCATCTTCATTTCTCTAGCGAAGAAAGGTCTTCTGCCTTTGTCTGGCACTTCTACCAAACGAAAAATAATGTCCCTTTTGTTGGGGCCTTTAGATTTTGCCACTATGGATAGATGCTATCAGAAGCAACATCGTAGTCAACCATTTTTTTGACTAATTGAATGAAGTTCGTTTCAGGCTTCCACCCCAACTCCTCGCGAGCTTTAGTAGAATCTCCCAATAATAACTCAACTTCCGCAGGGCGATAAAAATTTTTATTTACTTCTACGAAGCAATCTTT